AGTGTGCGTTTCGGGCAGGAACGGCCCGCAGTGATGGCGGGCGAGCTCAGCAGCAGCGAGGATGTAGCCCTGTAGCTCGTCATCCTGGCGCGTGTCGGTCTGCGGGATATTCAAGTGCGCCTTGACGGACGCTAGGTCAACTAGCTGTTCAATGCCCGCCGTGCGGACCTGAAACTGTCCCTCGCTGACCCATTTGACCCCGGTGCCCGTAGCCGTCCAGCGATAGAGCCAGACACCGGGCGTCGAAACCGACTCGACAACGGCTCCATATGCCCCGCTGACGGTCGGAGAGACCGTGGGGGTAGTGGTCGCCCCGGACGGGTCCGTAACAGTCACAGTGACCGTTACAGAGCCCGTCGCGGGGTTGCCGCTGTCGTCTAGCGGTGCTGCGGTGAGCCCAACATCCTGACCTGTGAAGTAGATCAGTTGCAAGGCTCAGCCCCTATCAGACAAAGGTCGGGGCAGCGAGCGCGGAACCGGTGATCACCGAGATGGACTTCGGGTAACGGCCAGCCTGCACGGAACCGTACGCGTATAGGCGGACGAAAACCGACATCTGGTTCGCGTACGTCTGCTGGAAAGCCTCGGCCCGAATGTCGGACTCCCACAGCATGAGGTCAGACGCACGGCAGACGATGATCAGATCCTCGCCAGTGCCAGCGTCAGCGGTACCGGTCAGCGGGATCAGCGCGTCAACGTAGACCGGCAGACCGAGCATGGTCCCGACGTAACCCTGAGCCGCAACCTCGCCAGCGTTGGCAAGGGTGTTCATCGGAGAGTTCGCGGACGGAACCACCAGCGGGCGACCCTGAGAGTCAACCTGCGACAGGAGCGAGGCCCACCGGCGCGGGTGCATGACGATGGTGTCCGGCGGTAGGAACCGGTTCGTGTGGATCTGCTGGATAGCGTTGGCGACAGCCTTGTAGATCTGGCCGGCCAGGGTCTGCGAGCCGGTCGGGGCGGGGCAGTCGATCGCGTTGGTGCCGGAAAGGGTCAGGATGCCGGTCGGGTTACCACCGGTGCCCGTGCCGGACAGCACCAGGCTGTTGAACTGCATTGCGTAGGACGCAGCGAGGTCGCCGAGCACGATCGTGTCAATGTTCAGCGGAGACTGCTCTAGGAGCTGGAGAGAGACAGTCTGGCCACCGGCGACGGTGAAGACAGACGAGCTGATCGACGTGGTGGCTAGGTCGGTCTGCTGCACCGCGCTGTTCTGCGTGCTCTGGAGAGCAACAGCGGTACCGGTGTTGATCTTCGGAATGTTGATCGAGTCGGTTCCGGCCGGTAGCGGTAGGTTCGGGATCAGGTTCGCGGTCACTCGGCCCGGACGGGCGAGCTTGACGAACTCATCCTCTAGCCAGAGGGGCGGAACGAACTCGCCACCGGCGCCGTTGGTGGTGCTGATCGCACGCTTTTCGGCGACGATCCGGTCATTCCGGCGTAGTCGCTCCGCAGCCGCAGCGTTGCCGTCCTGCCGTAGGTGGTAAAGGTCGCGGAAGTAGGACGGCGAGCTGTTGCCCCGGTGGTACACCTCGGGCTCGCGGGTAACGCTGACGCTCGGCGCGTAACGCTTCATGGTCTCGGCGTGCTGCTCATCGGCGCGGATCTGCTCGTCTAGGCGAGCGATCTCGGCGTCGTGGGTGCGGATCTCGCCCTCTTCGCGGTCGAAACGGGCGGACTCGTCAGCGGTCAGCTCACGGCCAGCGGCGCGAGCCTCGGAAACGAGCTTGTCGAGACCATCGCGCAGCGCGGAACGCTTGGCAGAGTGGTCGGCGATAGCCTGGCGCTTGTCCATGCGGTTTTACTCCATGGGAAGGAGCACCTACACACGTGCGTAGGTGCTGGTGATGGTTTGCCGGCGAGCGGCTAGAGGGAAAGCGCGCGAAGACGCAGCGCAAAGAGAGAAATGAGCGACTTTGGCTCATCCTCGGCCGGAACGTCGCTCAGCATGCCGCGAAGCTCGGCGACCATCGCAGGATCGAGAGCGTCAGCGTTGCGGAGCGCGTTGGCGAAGCGGCGAATCTCAGCGCTGCGTAGGCTTGCGCCAGCGGTAGCGGGGTTCGCGCCGTAGTTGACCGCGCTGACGTCACCCTTATGGATGTCAGCGCCAGTGACCGAGCGATTCAGGTAGTCCGGGGACCACATTTCGTCAGTGACTCGGAACGCGAAAGACATTTCGTCAATGTCGCCCCGATCCATCGCTGAGCGAAGTGCCTGCACCTGCGGATTCGCAGGGTCTAGGTCAGCTTCCACATGCAGACCGCGCGTGTCCTCAGCGAGTCGCATGGTGCCGCTCTTAGTGCGAGCGAGCGTCATTCCCTCGTGATTGAGCTTGAAGGGAACGTCAGCACCGAGTGCCAGCGAGCGAGCGAAAGCACCGGGCTTGATCGTCTCCATGAAGGAGCCGAGCCAGTCATTCACCTCGTAAGGAGCATCGAAGACGCTCGCATAGCCGGTGAACGTGAGAGTGTTACCCCCCGAAGACTCGCGGAGCTCAACCCCGTCAAACGGGCGAGCGCGAGTCTCGATCGAATCGCGAGCCTCTGCCCGCGCGGATAGATCATCCATCAAAGAACCGCCCCTAGTGCGTCAGCGGATGGCTGCGACTTGCCAGCCTGAGTGTCCTTGAGCGGCTTGACGTTGCTGTTCAGCGGCGCGGCGATATCGTCACCACCGTCAATCGGTGGGTAGTTCTCGCGTGCGCGGATCTCATTGGTGGTGAGAATCGCGGCCGATCGCGCCGAAGCGTAGACCGCATAACGGCCAGCCTCATCCGTGCGCAGCAGCGCGTTCACGTCGAATCGCGCAATCTGCGGACCGGCGAGCATGTTCGACCATGCCTCTTCCAGCCGGCCGAGCCAAGCGCTCAAGGTGTAGGTAAGAAATCCCATGCTCTGCTGTTCAATGCCGGTACCCCATGAGGTGGTCTTGTCCACCTGACCGAGCATGTGTGGAGGCACGCCGAAAAGCATCGCCACGTCAAGGTTCTGTGCAGCGCGGGTGCCCAGGAACTGAGCATCGTCCGGTGCCACGCTGATCGGCTTCCAGCTAGCCCCGCCGGACAGGATTCCGACCGTATGGCTGTTCTGAACGCCAGCGTGAGACGCCGTGAACGATTCCTTGAGCCGGCGAGCCCGTTCCTTGTCCAGATCGCCCGGAACCTCAACCACGCCGGACATGTGCGCGCCGTTGCCGAAGAACCGCGAGCCGAACTGTTCGGCAGCGAGACCGAGACCGATTGCGTTGCGCGCGGTCTGAATCACCGACATGCCAACCGGGTGTTCCGGGTAGCTCATGCCGATAATGTGGATGATGTTCGCTGCGTCAGCGGGTTTCCGGTCGATTTCGTAGCCCCGGACGCCTTCGGCCGTATAGGCACACGCCACGCGGTCCGGATGCAGCACCCGCAGGCGGTTCGGTCGGTTCGACGCGTCTCGCGAGGTGACCAGCAGGTATGCGTTCCCGCGCAGCAACAGCGAAACCATGATCTGGACGATTCCCTCACGCCGCTTGGGCAGCGAAGGATCAGAGAGCCCGCCGAACGGATCGGCGATGATCATGGGCTGTGGGTTGACGGGGTTGTGTACCTGTCCACCAGCGAGCCGGACCGACTGAAACGGCAGGCTCGCCACGGTATCCGAGATCAGCCGCACACAGGCGTGCACGCTGAGCAGGCTCATCGCCGTTGTCTCAGTGACCGGAACGCCGGACGTGGTAACAGCGACAAGAGAACCGTTCGTCGGGATCGCCCACGGGTCACCCGAACCGCTCGGAAGGAACGCGCGCGCCTCTCGGCTACGCCTTGTCAGACTCATGTGTCACCCATCCAAAGAAGAGGAGCGCGACACCCGTAGCGACTAGCCCCACGATCGGAAGCCACCACCACGCAGCCCCGACAAGACAGCCGATACCAGCCACGTCAAGACCGTCAGAGACCTTGCCGCGAGGCACCTTGCGCAGGGCACCTACACACGTGCGTAGGTGGTTCCACATGATACCTCCCTAAAGGTCATCCCAGGACCAGAATTCAGCGACCGGATCGGTTTCCGGTTCGACACAAGCGCGCTCAAGCGCCATGACAGCGGACACTGCAAGGTCAATCTTTCGGGGCGAGCCCTTAGAGTCCTTGCTGAGCCGGGAACCCCGGTTGTCCGTGCGAATCACACAGTTGGACAGGTGCCGCGCTAGGCGCTGGTCTCCGCTGTGTGAAATCGTCTTGTTGAGAACGGCTTCGTAGAACCGCTGAGTAGCGGGAACCATTCGAGCCGGCGACTGTGGAAACTCCACCACCGGCAAACCCTCATCCTCAAGGATTTGGTATGTGCGTGCCCAGCGGAACGGGTCACACACGATCTCGCGCACTTGCCAGCGTCGGCAAGCCTTGCGAATCTCCTCTTCCACGTCGACGATCGGCACTGCCCAATCGTTCATGGAGCCTTGCGGCTTCTCCCATGCGGCAACCACGTCGACATGCGGCTTGCTATCACCTTGCGGCACCTCAACCACCACCAGCGCGGTTGAGTCATTGTTGAACGAACCGTCAAAACCTAGAACCACCTCGGCGCCGCGCTCAATCTCGCGGTCAGCGTCTTCGCAACCTTCCCAAGCGCCAGCGGGCAACCACGCCGTTGCGGTCGACACCCACTGATTGAGGCGCTTCGTACGGAACTCGTTTTCCGGGGTGCGCAGAACGGCGCTGGCGAAGTCTTCGGCGGACACGATGTCATCGAAGCCCGGATTCGCAGCCTCCCAGACAGCGGGATCGCGATGGTCAGCACCCTCGGGCGCTCCCCAGTATTCGTAGTAGAACGCCGGATCTTCGATTTCACCGGATGCCACGCGCTGGCCGTACTGGTGGAGCGTGTAGCAGAGCGAATCGCCACCCGTGCTGTCCGTCTTCACACCAGCGGTTGAGATACCCAGCATGAGAGGTTCACGACGCGCGCCAGTGGCAAGGCTCATGACCTCCCATAGTTCGCGATTTGGCTGCGCATGGACC